GCGGCATAGTTCGCGTGCAGGACACTTACCAGGGGCGACGCGTCCTGTTGCGCGGCCGTCGCGAACCGCGCACTCTGACGAATGAGGACGTTGTACGTGTTCACTTTCCCACGTCGGTAATTTCCGGAAACCAACATGGCGACGAAACACGTCAAAAGCAAATATTGGTACATCTGATGTATACTGATATTTTTTACATGTCGAGACTGTTGTAGTAATCGAGAATGTCGACGTCTTCGATGGGAATCGACCCATACTCCTTGAGGGACATTCGAGCACGGTGGACGTTCCTGTGACGATCCTCCCCGGGTTCTTTCTTCGAGAGGTTCACGTAAGTCGTCGCCGTGAGGGGTTTGTACCCACGAACCTTGACGAGCCAATACACCCTGTCGACATCGGCGCGGGTGGTTTGTCGCAGACACGCGTCGCGGAGAGTCATCGTCGACGGAACCTTCGAACGACCTCCGGGGAGATTGTTGTTGTGGAGGAACCGATCGTACGCCAGGAAGGCTCGGAAACGATCGCCCTGTCGATCTATCGCACTGTCATCGTTGAGTGCCCGACGAACGCTGTGCCTGTTCCGGAGATTTACTCCGCTCCCCCGGAGCACCCCGATGTACGAGTGAATGGTGGACGGCGCGTAGTTTTTCGCTCGGAGGATGGAGGCAAAGTGTTCCATGTTGGATTTCTTATCTTTTCAGTGTTTCATGACTTTATTACATGTTTTCACAAACATTCCGGAAACATCCTCCACAAAACCGAAATTTTTCCAAAAAGTCACAGTCTCCCTGTTCGGACGCACGGTCATCATGGCGTCGTCTCGGTACAAAGAGAAAAATTTAACAAACATTTCAACCCTCCGCAGGAGGGCGCGACCGAATCCCACACCCCTCTGCACCGCGTCCACGCACAGGTACTCTATGTGACACACGGGAACACTCGATCGCATGAGCCTGTACACGATGAAACCTATGGGTGCACCGGTGATGTCGTTCAAGTAAATCGCGCACCACTCGTGATTCTTCGTAAAAATTTTATCCTTCGTGAACTCGATCGCCCCGAGCGCGTCTCGATATTGTTGCTCCGTGTGGATCGGGTTGTTCTCCGACTTGTAGTGGTCGAGGACCATCGCGCGCGGGGGGCGGGTGCCCTTCACACTCACCCACATCTCAAGCGTGCGGTAGTTGTTACGTAACGCGAGATCGAGGAGGATACCCCTGTGCGCGGAGTTCGAGAAGTCGACCAAACACGTGTTGTAGGTCTTGTCGAAGATCTCAAGTTCCACGAGCAAACGCATCGCCGGTTCGCTTCCGTGTCGCCTCGACATCTCCGAACACACCTCCCGTTGGAGATGATCGTAGGTCTCGCCGATCTTCTTCTGCCTCTGGGCGCGACGACCCCTTCCGACTTTTCCCATCTTTAAGTTAAAGTTTTCGAGCGATCGTTTGTGAGGATGAAGATTTTCTGGGATCGATGCCATTTCTGCCACACGCCGATAAATTTGAGATACACTCACGTGCATCCGATTGAAAGCATAATATATAGGAAACACATAAGAGACACGTGGGTGGATTATCACATCGCGTTGACAAATTATTGGTATCATAAAAAATTAGGGAAGAGGTGGGTGAAACTATGCAGTGAATGTTTCCACAGGAAAATAAAAGTCAACCCGCACCAAATCCGTCAGAGGGAGGTGGGTGCCGTTCGCTTTCAAACACCCCACCCCTCCGGTTGGACGGAGGCGGAGTTCAGATCTTGGCTCAGCCTTTTGAACACGCGATACAACTACACCAGGCGCCATGAGCTCGAAAGTGCAGAAGCTGACGCACGTCGAGCACATTCTGAAGAGACCTGATTCCTACGTGGGTGGCGTCGATAAAACGTCCGAGGAGATCTGGGTGGTGGACAAGGACGGGGATCGGTTCGCCAGGGAGATCGTCACGTACTCCCCCGCCCTCTTGAAAATATTCGACGAAATCCTCGTGAATGCCATCGATAGGAATTCGGAGCATCCCACGGAGGTTACGTCCATCGCCGTCACCGTGAGCGCCACCGGAGAGGTGTGCGTGGAAAACAACGGACCCCTCGGGGGGATCGCCGTGGAGGTGCACGAGAAGGAGGGTGTGTACTGCCCCGAACTCGTGTTCGGACACTTGCTCACGTCCACCAACTACGATGATACTCAGAAAAGACTCGTGGGGGGGAGAAATGGGTACGGCGCCAAACTCACAAACGTGTACTCGAAGGAATTCAAAATTAAAATCAAAGATCCGGTGAACAAACACATATACTCCCAAGTGTGGAGGGACAACATGAAGGTGTGCGACAAACCGTCCATCAAATCATACGCCGGTTCGACACCCCTCGTCTCCGTGACCTTCACACCGGATTGGGAGAGATTCGGTATGACCGCCGTGGAAAATGATTTCCTGAAACTCATTCACAAGAGGGTGTGGGACGCCAACGTGTGCACGTCTCCAAAGTGTAAGGTCAAGTTTAACGGAGAAGCCCTTCCACGGGTGAACCTGGAGGCGTACGCGAAGATGCACGGTCTCGAGAATGCGTGTTACGTGGAAACCCCGAGGTGGTCGGTCTGCGTGGGCGCCTCCGGTGAGGGATACAGTCACGTCAGTTTCGTCAACGGCATTTGCACGTCCAAGGGTGGGACACACGTGGAGTCCGTGGCCAACCTCATCGCACAAGGACTGATCGATGAGATGAAATCTAAAATAAAGTTGACACCAACCCAGGTGAAGAATACTTTCATGGTATTTGTGAAGAGCACACTGGAGAATCCAACCTTTTCTTCACAAATAAAAAATGAATGTACCTCCAAACCGGTGACGTTCGGATCGACCTTCGAACCACCCACCAAGACATTCTTCAAAAATGTTCTCAAGACTGGCATCCAAGATGAACTCCTGTCACTCTCGAAATTTAAGGAGATGAAATTATTGGCCAAAACGGATGGGTCGGCGAGGAAATCCAAAATCACGGGGATCCCCAAACTCGATGACGCGAACAAGGCTGGCACGGCGCAGTCACACAAGTGCACACTCATCCTGACAGAGGGCGATTCGGCGAAATCCCTCGCGATCGCCGGTTTGAGTGTCGTCGGGAGGGACTACTACGGCGTCTTTCCACTCCGGGGAAAAGTTCTCAACGTCAGGGACGCGTCAGTCAACCAACTCTCGGGGAATGTTGAATTCCAGAATATAAAAAAGATTTTAGGTCTCCAACAAGGAAAGACGTATACAAGTTTGAGCGAACTCAGGTACTCAAGACTCATGATCATGACCGACGCGGACGACGATGGCACGCACATCAAGGGTCTCATCCTCAATCTCATACACACCATGTGGCCCTCCCTCCTGGAATTAAATTTTGTCGTCAGTATGATTACTCCAGTGGTGAAAGTATCCGGAAAAAACTTTTACAGTCTCTCGACATTTCGAAAGTGGTGGGAAACCCACGGGTCGGACAAACTCAAGGTCAAGTATTACAAAGGTCTCGGGACATCTACCAGTGCGGAAGCGCGGGAGTATTTCAAAGACATCGAACGATTGACCGTGGTCTTCGACGTGGACCAAGACGCGGACACCTCCATGAAATTGGCATTCGACAAGAAGTTGGCTGATGACAGAAAAATATTAATTCAAAAGAAAACAAAAGACTCCGGAGATGATATCGACTATGGAAAAATAAAAAATATTTCAATCACTGACTTTGTTCACAGAGACTTGGTGAACTTTTCCATCGCCGACCTGAGGAGGAGCATCGCACACGTGGCCGACGGGTTCAAACCGTCTCAACGGAAAGTTCTTCACGCGTGCTTCGTCAGGAATCTGACACAGGAGATGAAAGTCGCCCAACTCGCGTCGTACGTCAGTGAAAAGACGGCGTATCACCACGGAGAGGTGAGCCTCGCAGAGACCATCGTCAAGTTGGCCCAGGATTTCACAGGTTCGAACAACATCAACCTTCTCGTGCCGTGTGGACAATTCGGCACGCGCATCATGGGTGGTAAGGACGCGTCCCAACCAAGATATATATTTACAAAGTTGTCTCCGGAGACGAGACACATCTTCGATGTCAGAGATGATGATATTTTGCGTTACATGGAAGATGATGGGAAGAGGGTGGAACCGGAATTTTTCGTGCCCACCACGTGCATGGTCTTGGTGAACGGCTCCAAGGGCATCGGGACTGGATTTTCTTCAACCATTCCATCCTATAATCCCAAAGATGTGAATGAAAATATAAAAAGAATTTTGATCGGTGCTCCAGTGAAGGATATGTCCCCGTGGTTTAAAAATTTTACCGGAACCGTGGAGAGAGTCGACGAACACACGTGGGTGGCCAAGGGCAAATACGAGAACGGGTGTGTCACTGAACTGCCACCGGGGAGGTGGATCCAAGATTTCAAAGAACATTTGGACAAACTCGTGGAAGAGAAAACTATTTCAAACTATGTCAACAATTCCACCACCGAGAGGGTACATTTCAAAATCGTGGGGTACACGGGAACCGATCCGGTGAGGGACTTTAAATTGACCGAGACGTTCAAAACATCCAACATGCATTTGTTCCACCCCACTGGAATAAAAAAATATAATTCCCCAAACGGAATATTGTCCGACTATGTTGAGATAAGAATGGAATATTTCGAAAAGAGGAAAAAATATCTGTTGGAAAAATTTAAAGCCAAAGCACTCGTGTGCAGTCACAAGGCACAGTTCGTGTGGCTCGTCGTGAACGATCACATCAGAGTGTTCAAGAGAAAGAGGGTCGAACTGGAGGATGAAATCTCAAAATATTTTCCACCGGTGGATGGAAACTACAATTATCTCCTCGACATCAAAACCTGGCAGTACACCGAGGAGGCCATCCAGTCACTCGTGGAACGCACTAAGGAGGCACAGAGGGAGTACGAAGAACTGAGTAATAAGAAACCCCGTGACATGTGGCTCGAGACTTTGTAATTACAACCCACGGGATTGAAGTGCCTTCAACATCTTATTTCGCCTATTGTTGACCACAGGAGTTTTTGGTTTCTTAACCGTCACGCGCTTCGAACGTCGGTTCAGGAGAACGCTCGTCTTGCGTTTGCCTCCAGTCTTTTGTCTGTTACCGGTAAACGGGGTCGTCGTGCACAAACGGCCGTTGGGGTTGCCACGCATGCATGTTTTCTTAAGTTCAGCGTGACGAGCTTGCAACTTGTTTAGCTTGGTCACGACCGGAAACAACTTTTCTAAAATACGCGCAATGGTGAGATCCGACCTTCGATTTAAAACCGCGGATTTCAGGGAATTCGTCAGCGCCTCGTATCTCTCTTCGAGCGCATCAGCGCGTTGGTCGATGGCGGTCATTTCGATGCACGCCTTCATCACAGAGGAACACTTCTTTTCCTGACACTTGACGTTACACTTCCGGGTCGAGTTCGATCGTTTCGATTTTTTTGTCTTGATTTGGGTGCTCTCACGGGTCTTCATCATTATATATTTTTAACAAACATTTTTTTGTGACACAACAATAGATATGGCCGGTGGTGAGGGAGCGAGAATCTGCATCGACGCCATTGGAGCACAGGAGCCCTACCTCCTGTCGAAGAAACCCGAGGACGGTGAGTTCTTCTACGAAAGTAAGAGACACTCCGAGTTTTCAAAGTATCACCGGAGCACGTTGGTGAAGAATCCGGGGGGCAAGGCGTCGTGGCCCTTCGGGGAAACCCTCAAGGTGGAATTTCGCCCGCAAGACAGAGGTGACCTCCTCTCCAACATGTGGGTCTCCATCACCCTCCCTGGTCTCACCGGAGGGAAGAATTACACAGACCAAATCGGAAGACACATCATCAAGTCAGCCACCATGAGGATCGACGAGACCATCCTCGAGAAATACCACGCCGATTGGGGGATCATCAACGACGAATTATACCTGGAGACGAGTGAAAAAGTCGCCAACCGGTTCCTCGTGAACCGGAGTCTCGCCTTCGACAGCACCGAACTCAACGAGAATGACGTCGTGAGCGCGTACGAATCAGAAATCCTCATACCCATCAACATGTTCTTCAGTAGAAAATACGCCACGGATGAATACAGTGGGAACAACCCAAATAGACCCTTCTTCCCAGTCGCCGCCTGTCACAAACAAAAAATCATCTTTGAATTTGAATTCTTCCCACAACAATATTTCTGCGACGCGACGGCACAGGTATTGTCCCTCCCAGAGTTTAACATCATCACCGAGGAAATCACCGTGACCAGGGAGGAGAGATTGTATCTCCAAAAAATTCCACAAACGTTCGTCACGGAAGTCGTCACGAAACATCCGGTGACGGAAACGGTCCCCGGTGACACCACTCTGACCCAACAACTCGTCCCGAACATTCCGGTGAAAGCCATTCACTGGTTTTTCAGGGACAAGAGGTTCGAACAGGAGAATATCATCAAAGATCCCTCGGAGACCGATGAAGGTAAGTTCTGGTGTCACAACAGGTATAACTTTTCGAGTGCGGACGATTTCGACGAACTCAACACCTTCTTCGTCCCCGTGATGAAAGACGCCAAATTCTTCGTGAAGGGTAACCGGTTCCCGAACACCACCACCACCGATCACAATTTCTTCAAGTACCTCGTGCCGTTCCAGAAAAAACTGGCGAGACCGGTGAGGAACATCTACACTATGAGTTTCTCGATGAATCCACTCGTCGTGGAACCATCGGGAAGCTTGGATTTTTCATCACTCACGGGGAATAAAACCACCCTGGAGTGCACGTTGCAATCGGGTCTCACGGAGACGTACTCGCTTCACATGTATTACACCGGGTACACCGTTTTTAAAATACAAGACGGTAAACTCGCGATTCATCCGCAGAGTGTGCAAGAGGTGGAGGCCGATCCGGAAGCCCCTCTCACGGAACACGAAGCCCTGACGGTACTCGCCCTCGCCGAACCATCCATCGGCATCGCGAGGAAAAATATTTCCTTCGCCGACAAGATTCGGAGAAAGATTCCACCTCACTTGTTGAAGAGGGTCAGGCGATTATTTTCCATGTAGGTGAGGATGCCACTCCGGATCACCCACCTGATGAAATTCAACTGTGCCAGGGTGGTTTGAATCTCCACGTCCGTCCCCGGTATCCGGTAGGAAATCTTGGACGAACGACAGAAAGGATCGAAGAAACGCTTACTGAAACCGTTCAGGGTGCTCTTGTACGCGCAGTGCACGGTGAAAATCTTCCCATCCTTGGGATAGTTTGTGAGATTCTTCTTCGCGTAGTTGGTGATGAACCACTCGATACTGCGGAGAGACGGGGAACCGTTCTTCTTGTTGAGGACGTTTATCAGCGTCTCCCGGTGGGTGGGGTCGCTGTAAAAGTCGTTGATAGAAGCGAAAAGCAATTCTGATTTTGTAGTCATTACCCTAACATGTC